CCCCTATTACTCACAAGTTATCCACAGGCACAATATGAAAACACCTCCACGGCAAATAATTGGCTTTATCCGCGAACCAAAAACATGGAATGCAACCGCTTTTGAAACGGCCATTCGCAACGATGTAGAAAATTCCACCGGCAACATTACCGCCGCTGACGAACTGTTGATTGGTGCGCTGGTGATGGTGATGGAAACCCTTTTGGAAAGCCACTTGGACTTGTTGAAGTCGGGGCCAACTTACCATTACCCATCGGGTGATGCGCCTAGTCCGCACTACAAGATTCGCACTGAATGCTTAGACAAAGCCATTAAGATACTTGCGGAACTGGCCCTGGTTGCCCGTGGCCGTCCTAAAAAATCTAACAAAACATCGGATGTTGATGAGTTATTCGCCTCTGCTTAACCCCGCATTTGAGTACGCAACTAGCGTAGTTCGCGGGGACATACTTGCTTGTGAGGATGTCCGGTTAGCTTGTCAACGCTTTTTGGATATGGTGGAACGCAAGGATGCGCCCTACGAATTTGTCCCCGCAAAAGCCGAACACATTCTAAAGTTTGTCAGTTTTTGCAAGCACGTTAAAGGGCCGGATGCCGGTAAGTCAATTACGCTCCAGCCGTTTCAAGTATTGTTCTTGGCAGCTATTTATGGTTTTCGGGATAGGCGGGATGTAAACATCCGGTGGACAACTGACGTAATTCTGTTTGTTCCCCGCAAGTCTGGCAAGACAACTATTGCGTCCATTATTGCCCTGTACGAACTACAGTTTGGCGATGCCGGCCCCGAAGTCTTTACTTTGGCCACAAACCGCGAACAAGCGTCTATTTGCTTTGATTCTTCCAAAGCCATTGTGGAAAACATGAAATCTGAATTGGCGGCAAAGTTCATTATTTACCGCAGCGAACTGAAAAAGACGGGGGATAGTACAAGTACCTATAGGGCGCTTTCCCGCGACAACCGCAAATCCGGTGATGGCAAAAACCCGTCTTGCGCCATGATTGATGAGGCGGCACAGATTGTGGACAGGGGCTCAATTGAGGTACTTCATTCGGGTATGGGCGCTAGGAAAAACCCTTTGCGGATGTATCTGACTACCGCCAGCTTCACCAAGGAAACCAAATTCTTTGAGGATTTAAGCCACTTCAAAAACATGATTCGCGGCGTTGCTGCTGACAATAATCGGTGGTTTGGGCTTTGTTACAGCATTGATTTAGGCGATGAATGGAGCAATCCAGAGGTGTGGGGCAAGGCCAATCCCATGCTTGGCGTGTCGGTGACAAAAGAGCATATTGCTCACATGGCGGCAGAGGCAAATGCCAAACCAGCCAGCCTTAATGAGTTTTTGTGCAAGCAGTTAAACATCTATGTCAGCGCCAATTCGGCTTGGATAGATCGCCGCTATTGGGATGAATCGGCAGACAAGATGCCGGAGGATAAGCCGGAGTCCACATTTATGGCATTTGACTTGGCGCACAGCCGAGATTTAAATGCCATTTGCACTTTGCACCGCTATTCGGAAGAAGATTTTTACACCAAATTTCAATTTTTCTTGCCGGAAGAAGCATTAGGGTTTATACCTAACCATTACAAAAGCATTTATTTGCAAGCCATTGAAAGCGGGATTTTGCGTCTTACCCAAGGCAATGTTACCGACTTTACAGAAATTGAATCTTATATAAAACAACAATGTATAGAGCATGATGTTAAGGAAATAGGGTTTGATCCTTATAACGCCGCCTCTCTTGTGGCTAACCTTTATGGTGCGGGTTTACCCGTAAAGAAGGTGGGTCAAGGTATGGCGGTATTGTCTAACCCATCCAAAACTGCGGAACAATTAATTCAGAAAAAAGCCATTAAACATGATGGAAACCCATTTGTTGGTTGGCAACTTTCCAATTGCGAAGTGTTTGTAGATGTCAATTCCAATGTTAAAGTGCGTAAAAATGAAGCTGATCCTAGCGCCAAGGTGGACGGGATTATCTCCATGATAATGGCCCTGCATTGCCATTTGGACAATGTTTTTGTCAGTGATTCGTATGGATTTAGATCGTTAGAATGGTAAAATCCCACGAAAATGGAGCGTAAATATGGCACTTCTTGATATTTTCAAACGAAAAGACGTTAAGGAAAGCAATACGCTTTTCGGGCAAACCGCGCTTGGCAATAACATTGTTTACCAAGGCGACAACAAGAATCCGAATGTAAATACTCAGATTCTGTATGTAACCACCAGTTCGACAAATAACGCCGGTAGGCCGGTGGATATGTCGTTGCTTACTCGCAATTCGACAATTATGTCTTGCGTGGCGCTAAAGGCTAGGGCATTGTCTCAGCTTCCTATTAAGGTAGTCAGCAAATCGGATGATGGTACTTATGTTGACGCTATCAAATCTGAATTGGTTGGTGCTCGAGATAAAGCCAAAGCCAAGCAAGTTGCCAATTTACTTGCCCAGCCAAATCACTTTCAATCCACCTATGAGTTTTGGTATCAATGGCTCATGTGGTACGAACTTTCGGGTGAAGCATTTACCCTTTGGTGGAGAAAAGATCAAAAGAATAGCATGGAAACTCCGCTGGAGATGTACCTGCTTGATTCCACCCTTATTGCGGTAACAATCACGCCTACCCGTTACCCGTCTTACCGCCTTTCCACACCGTCCTACGGTTTTTCGCGGGATGAGCCGCTTGCCGCCCACCAGGTAATGCACTGCAAGGACATGAACTGGCAAGGTTCTGCCGGTTTCAACAAAGGCATTTTGGCCGCTGAATTAATATCGCTGGATCAGGACATTGATTTGTATGCCAACTATGTAATGCAAAACGGCGCAAAGCCATCGGGGATGTTTACCACCGAGCAGGTGATTGCCGATGCCAAATACAAAGAAATTGCCGCCCGTTTGAAGGAAGCATGGAGCAGCATGGTGGGAAGCCGCCAATCCGATCCTAGCAAGCCAGGCCAAGGTATGCTGCTAGATCAGGGAATGAAATATACCCCGCTAAATATGCTTACTTTGCAAGATGCGGATGCCGCCGCCTTAAAAGATCAAACCATGAAGCGGATTTGCGCTCTTTTTGGTGTGCCGCATCAAATGCTGTCGGTAGGCGGTGAGGGCAAATTTAACAACACCCAAACTTTGTTGGATGAGTTTTATAAATCCACCATGTACCCGACTTTGGTTAATGTCCAGCAAAAACTAAAGCAACATTTGTTCCAAGGTTATCCAAACTTGGCAATTGAGTTTGATACCTGCAACTTCCTAAAAGGCGCTCCGCTGGATCAAATGAATTTTGCTGCCGCAGGTGTAGGCGCTGGCATAATGACTCCAAATGAGGCCCGTGAGTACCTTGGATTGCCGCAAATTGACGGCGCAGACGAATTAATGGATACTAAAGCCGTGGAGCCAATTGCTGGGAATTCCCCGCAAGATACCGGAGGCGGCGGCGGCAATCAAACAAAAAAGATGAATATTGGCAAAAAATGATAGACTTGGCCCAATTGCTGGCACTACAGAAAAAGTATAATAAACCCAAAAAGCGGGTAAGTGCGCTAGAATTACCTACAATATACGACATTGATTTAACAAAAGTCGATGAGGTAATCAATGACTCAAAATTTAAAAATGCTGTGCGAAACCCGTTTAATCGTAGAGAAATCGGGCAACACTGGCAAGATTGAAGCTACTGTTACTACTTGGGGAGCCCGTGAGGGTGCAGACGGTAGGCGTTTCAATTATCAGCCCGAAGGCTTTATGGATTGGGCCGAATCCTTTGCTAAAGGCGGCAAACCCCTTCCTATGTTTTTAAATCATCAATCGGATGCAATGCCGGTTGGTGAATGGACATCCTTTGAAATGGATGGTTCCGGCATGATGGCGCAAGGACGTATTTACATGAATACTACAGCCGGAAAAGATATTTACACCGTAATGCAGGAATCTCCGCAAATGTTTGGCGGTGTTTCTGTTGGCGCTTATGCCGAAGATTATCAAATGGTTAATGCCGATGGCGAACCCGATCAATCTGAAGAAGCATATTTTCAAATTACCAAAGGTGGATTGCGTGAGGTATCTATTGTGATGTATCCCAATAACCCCGAGGCAAATGTCAACAAACTGGAGTTTTTCCGGCCCGATGGCTCTGCCGATTTAAAGATTTTGGAGCAAGCCCTGCGTGATGCTGGACTATCCAAGAGTGATGCGGTTGCCGCTGCATCTACTTTCAAAAAGGTGCTTGAGCAGCGCGATGCTGTTGTAGTGCCTGTTGAAACTGCACCAATTCTGAGTGATTCTGATGCGGAGGCAACCAAAGCGGAAATTCTCGCGGCTCTCGAGCAACGCGAACTCCTTAAAACTCTCGATAAACGACTGAAAGGTTAATTATGTCTAAAGAAATCATTGAAAAATTGGACGCAATTGAAGCGGCTCAAGCCGAAAAGATCAGCGCCACCGAAGCAAAATCTATCGCTGCTGTGGAAGCCGCAAAGGTAGAAATGCAAGAGAAAATTGCTGCCCTGGAAGCCAAAGTTGCTTCTGTGCAAGCCCCCGCAATCATCCAAGCACCGGCCAAAACCATTCGTGGTGATGTCAACCGTAATGTGCGCGAACAACTGACTCAGTTCTACAAAGCTAACAACCGTGTAGAAAAAGAATTAAAGATGTTTGCTGATGAAAGCCAATACGATGCGTATCTGCGCGAAGCCTCGGCCCTTACCGGCGGCGGCGATGGCAAAGGTGGCCGTACTGCTTATGATCCTACGTTTGTTGCTCTGCGTTTGGCTAATCCTTTGCGCGGCCTGACTCGCACCGTTGCTACTGATGGTTCTAGCTATCAGTTTCGCGTAAAAGTAGGCAACGCTGGCGCTGCTTGGGGATATGGTATTCAGAACAATGGTACGCCCACTACTGAAGACACCACTATCTGGCAATTGGTTTTGCAAGACTTGAATGTCCAGTTTCCGATCCGTACTGCGGCTTTGGATGACATTGACGGTTTGGAAGCCAATGTGGTTGACGATATGCTCTTGGAATTCGCCCAGGCAGAAGCCCTTTCCATGATCCAGAACAACGATCAAGGCGCAACATCGTTGCCCTACGGTGGTTCTAATGGTTTGCGTGGTTTGGATCAGTATGCTGGTTCTAATAGCACTTATGCTGGTGGCACATCTTCTGTTGCTGCATTTGGTTCTAGCGGTACTGGTTCTACTTCCGGCTTGCATAGTCTGGCTACCTACGATCAGTTGACTTCTAACGCTAATACGGTTGGTGCAAACGCCATTGCCTATAAAGACGTTATCAACTTGATCTACGCACTGCCACAGCAATACTGGACTTCCAATGCCAAGTTTATGGTTAACCCCATCTTGGCACAGGCAATCCGTGGCTTGCAAGATACCAATGGCCGTCCGATTTTCAACTCTGTTGAATCTCTGAATCCTGATGGCATCATCGGCCAACTGTTGGGCTTTGATGTGGTAATGAACAAGTATCTGGACACTCCTAGCCAGACTACTACTGGTTCTGCCGGCACTAACAGCTTGTACCCAATGTACTTTGCTGATTGGAGCCGCTTCCACACAACCGTGGATCGTCTGAACATGGTTATGCGCCGCTACGATCAAACGTTGCCAGGCTACATCACGTTCTTTGGCGAGAAGCGTTTGGCTACATCGGTTCGTGATCCGAACGCTGGTGTGCGCTATCGTTCTACCGGAACTGCAACCTAATTGTTGCCTTGGTGGGGGCCGCGGCCCCCGCCTTTTTCTCAATCCGAAAGTATCACCATGACTATTACCGAAAAAATCCTTACGGGCATTAAGCAAACTATCAATGAGGGTGGCAAAGTAACCATTGACTTGAAAGAAGCATCAAGCCTTACAGGTTCTGGTGATAACAAGGGTGGACGCACTTTATTTGATGATGCATTCGCAGCGTTGCGTTTTGCAAACCCGATTCGACAAGCAGCGCGACAAGTTGTTCGTGCTGGACAAAGTTCTGTGCAGTTTGTTGCCAAAGTTGGTAACAGCACAAATCAAACAAATCCTTGGGGATATACGTTTACCGCTGATAGCGGAACGCCCGCAACCGACACATCTATTTGGCAATTGCCAACTCGCGTGATTACGGCACAACTACCGATTCGTACTGCGGTGCTGACAGATGTAAATTATTTGGATGAAACCCTTGTTCAAGATTTGATGCAAGAGTTTGGCGCTGTTGAGGCCGCATCCATGATTCTGAACAACGATCAGGCCGGCTCTACAACCACCGCATACGGCGCTACAAGCGGTTTGCGTGGGCTGAATATGTACACGACTGCCAGCGCGTCAGCATTTGGCTCTAGCGGCACGGCAATCACCAATGGTATCCATAGCATTGCAACCGTAAGCCAAGCGGCAGCGGCTATTTCGTACAGCGACATTACTGATATGGCTCGGTTGTTCCCTGCCCAATACTGGACGCTTCCAGGCACTGCATGGATGATGCACCCGCAAACAATTCACAATCTACGCAACTTGGGTGGAACTGCAATCAAGCAATTTGCCGAGGTTGGTGATTCTGATGGCGGTTCTGTTGTTTATATCTTTGGTTTCCCTGTGATTCCTAATCCCTATATGCAACTGGTTGGCGCTGGAAACTTCAGCATCTATTTGGCTAACTGGCCCAACTTTGTAACGATTGCTGACATTGAAGAAATGACGGTGCAAGCATTCGATCAAACAACGCCTGGTTTTATAAACCTGTATGCGGAAAAGCGTCTTGCTAGTACCGTTCGTGATCCATTTGCCGGTATTCGTTTAGTGGGCGTTTAATATGCCAGCAGATACCGTCATGGCTGGAGTGCCCTACGGGGCAGTCACACGCAACCCGTTTAATTACGTCAAGGTTGAACAAATCAACCGCGACAATCAAACGGCATGGTTGACGCTGGAAGAAATCACCCAACAGTTAAACCTGTTTGGCGATGAAAGCCAAGACAGCTACCTGCAAGGGTTGGAACTGGCTACCCGTCAGGCAATTGAGGACTATTTAGGATTGTCCATTTTTAGCCTGACGTACCGAGTGTGGTACGGTATTGAAAGTCTAGTTTCCTCGCCTGTTTGCTTTGACTTGCCCGAGGTAAGCCAAAACATCAACAGCGGCCAAGCTGGCATCACGGTTAATTCGCTGAAATATTGGAATGACAATTTCCCGCCTGAGTTGGTGACGATTGCCAGTTCCAATTATTACTACGATGCCTCGGGGAACAAAGTAATTGTAAACAGTCTGCCGACATCAATAAATTCGGTGATGACGGCCCCAATCGTGATTGAGTATTCCACCGTGGCTAACCCGATTTCGGCTTATCCTGTGATTAAGCAAGCTGCTTTGCTGCTACTCACTCACTTGTACAACAACCGTAGCAATACCGTAGATACGCCAATTAGGGAAATCCCATTTGGCGTGGCTACCTTACTGCGAAATTACAAACCTTTGGTGATGTAAATGGCAATAGCACGGTTTGAAAACATTACGGTAAATCGGCTTACCTTTGGTATAAGTACCTTTGGTGAGCAAAGTACGACTGTTACCCAATGGTTCCAAACCCGTGCGCGTGTGCATTCGGTGGCTAACCATGTAAAAATAAGCGAAAAGTATCGCGTTTATTCCGATGTAGTGGACTTTACGCTGAACTATACGCCCAACACAAAAGAAATGATTGATAACCAAAATCTGTATTCAATCAATTGGCGTAATTTTGATTGGCGCATAGATAACGTGCGCGAAGCTGATGATCGGATGACTGTAAAGATTATTTGCGTTCGTAATGATCCTGTGGCGGCGGTGTAATGGCACAAAACAACCCAGTTGACTATGCAAAAGCAATCCAATATCAATTGGCTAACATTGTCACGCCTGTGCCTGTATACGCCTCTTTTAATCGGAATTACGCTACTCAGCCTAAGTTTCTGGTTTGGAATTTACGCAATGTTCATCAGCCGGTTTTTACTGGACAGAATCAAAACAATAAAGGGATAGATCGTCCCATATTCCAGATTTCGATATTTACCCAAAATATTGAAGACGGGTTTACAATTAGCAATCAGGTTCTTCAGTCCTTGCATGGATATTCGGGGCAGTTTGGTGGATCAAGCGGCTTTTGGATAAGTAAAGCGGACGTAGTTTGGCTTTATAACTCATACAATAATGAAGAAAAACTGGCAGAGATATTTCTCGACTGCACATTAGATATTCCAACATAGAACATTAATTTAACCTTGAAGGAAATTTATCATGGCTTTACCCAATAAAGTACTACCTGGCTTTAGCGCCACAATGTACGCACAACCCGCCACTACTCCTACCGTATTGACGCTTGCTCAATTGTCTACCGTGGCAAGTGTGGCAGCTATTGCGGTAACTGGCAATTTGATGAATATTGAAGCAGTTCCTGCTTTCGGACAGGATGATGCGGTTGCATCGTTCACCGTAGCGGGTTCGCGTCAATCGGACAAGATTCCTAGCCAATCTGCCCCAACATCTATGACGATTACCGCTGCTTGGAATCCTAGCGATGCTGTGATTAATACTTTGCTCCGTACCGATGCTTACAACGGTACTGTGGATCGTACTTTTGTGATTGCGGCTACCGATGGTACAAACATTGTGTATTACTCTTTTGTTGGCCGTGTATCTCAATTCCAAATTGATGCAGCCCCTGGCGCTGAATCAAAATGCAATTTCACTATCCATCCTCGCGGCAACCTGTATGGTTGGTGCAATAACGCTTAATAAGGAGCAACATCATGGCAGCACCAGCAGTAGTTCTACCAGGCTTTTCAGCCTCGATGTGGATGCAAACAGGCGCATCCCCCACGGCATTTTCCACCGCAAACTTGGCGGTGTGGACAGGCCAAGTCGCCACTATCGTAGGCACATCAGCCAATGGTACAGGCGCAGCAGGTACGGCTCTTAACGTTGAGGCAGTTCCCGCTTTTGGACAAGACGATGCTGTGGCCTCCTTTATGGTTGCTGGATCGCGTCAAAGCGACAAAATCCCAACGCAATCTGCTCCTACCAGCATGACTATCACTGCGGCATGGAATCCCTCGGATGCCGGCCTTCTGTTGATTCGTGGTGATGCCTACAGCGGCGTGATTGATCGTACTTTTGTGGTGGCTGCGGTGGCTGGCGCAACTACGATTGCATACGCCTTTAATGGCCGTGTATCGCAGTTCCAGATTGACGCTGCTCCTGGCGCAGAGGCCAAATGCACGTTCACGATCCATCCCCGTGGCAATCAATACGGCTGGAGCAACACCTAATGTCTGAACAACTTACCGCCGCGCTGGAGGTGCTAACCAGCACTTATCAAGACTTGGACACCATTGCCCGAGGATTGGTAGTAGACGCTGCGGAAGTCGCACAAGCACTTTCCTCTACTGAGTCTGACTCGGCAGAGGGGGTTGCTTTGCGGGTTCTTGCAAAACACAACCCTTATACGACCCCTACACGATACACCCCACCCTCTGAGGAATAAATGGAAACTAAAATACAAAACACGAATGACTTACTAGGGTTCTTGGTAGCCCAATCCGAATCCCGCAAAGATTGGTTTGGGTTCCACCAACAACGCATGACGGCGGTAACGCTGGCCCATGAGATCGCAAGGCATCATGCTGATAAGATGACTCCCGATGAAGTAGTGTCCTACGCATTGGAGTTGAACAATAAAATTTACCACAAGATAATTAAAGGATAAGAAATGAGCATTTCAAATAAACTTGGTGCGGACTATGAGGCCATTCGCGCTGCCGCCCGATTTAAAACCATTCATGTAAAACTAAATGACATTGAATTTGATTTGAAGGTTCGCATTCCCGTTAAGCGGGAAATGGAAGCAATCACGGCCACAATTTCCGATCCCGATGCGGATCGCGTTAATGTCGTTTATGAAAGCCTTGCCGCCCCATTGCGTAAAACATTGGATGAAGCGGAAGAAGGGTTTTTAGAAGCCCTTAATGCTGACAAAGAAAAAATCAAAATCACCGACAATGATTTGGTGATTGACGGTAATTCGGTTCGTAACCTTGCCAAGATGACTGTAATTTGGCAAATGCAAGTAGAAAAGTATTTCTCTCTTTTGCAATCCGCTACAGGCGAACCTATTACCGAATCGTTTGATGAGATTGCAGAAGAATTCCCCGAATCAATTATTAAAGAAATTGTCAGCAAGATTGACGAAGCAATCCGGCCAAACTATAAAGAAGCAAAAAAAAACTAAGGAAATCAATCCGCAGCCAAACACGGGCGGCAATGATTTTTAATGGGCATAATGCGGAAAGTATAGATAAAATAGATGAGGAAACATTTACAGAAATTTGTGTAATGTTTTCCGATGGAATACTTGGGAACAAAGGGACGTTTGATGCCATAACGCCCTTAACCACGGCGGTGTTTAATTACATTCGGCCATCTGGAGCGCCAGCGTATAAATCGGAAAACATCTTTCCTTGGGTTGTAGAATACGAAAAGAACCCAGATTTGGAGTTGCCAAAACAAGACATGATAAGTAATGCGCTGCTTTCATTTATGATGCAAGCACCAGGCTTTAGCATGGAGAAAATAAATGGCAATAATCCAACAGTTTAGCGTTGAAGGATTTCCTGAGTTATTTGAAACTTTGGAAACTCTTAAACAAGAAATTGGAAAAGGAAAAACGGATCGCATTTATCGCGATTCTATGGCCGCTGCATTTAAACCAGTATTAGAAGCTGCAAAAATAAATGCTCCAAAAGATACTGGGCAACTTGCAAGTCGTATTTACATGAAAGTTCATCGTCCTAACAATAAAGATAAATCAAGTAAATATTATGAACAAGGCGAAGTATACATGGCGCGTGTGTCTGTAAGTCCTTTGCGAGATGATTCTAAATTGCATTTTGTTTTAAATAAAAAAGGCAAATTTCAAACAGTTTGGATGAATAAAAAACCAGTTGCCGTATCTAACGAATTTGGAAATGCAAACACTCCAATGCATCCTTTTTTGCGTCCAGCATTAGAAAGCAATATTCAATTAGTAATTAATATTTTAAGTGATAAATTAAGTTATGCGATTGAAGAAATTGCCAAAAAAGCGGCAAAAACGAAAGGTTAACAATGGCACAAATTGGTTCGTTATCAGTCAAACTTGGGCTTGTCACAGTTGAATGGGACAAAGCGACTGAAAATGCAAAACGTTCTGCAAAACAATTGCAAAGTTCGTTTAACGAATTAGGCGCAAACGTCAAAGAATTGTATAAACGATTTCAAGAATTAGGCGGTACAACAAGTCTTACCGCACTTGGCCTTGGTGAATTGGTTAAAAGCACATTAGAGTTTTCTAACCAAACCAAAGATTTAGCATCAGCCTACGATATATCTATTGCTAAAACTTTGCAATTTAAAGATGCCGTAATGACATCTGGCGGCAATGCTGAACAAGCAGGAACAATGTTGTCCAAAATGTTTAGCGAAATTGCTAATGCACAAGAAGGAACATCAGCTTCAATTGCTTTATTTGAAAGCATGAATATTTCTGTTGAAGATTTAATTAAATTAAAACCAGAAGATCAAATAAATAAAATTGTTGAAGGTATTTCCCATATTGGAAATAAAGCCGAACAAATAAAAGTAATAAAATCACTTGTAGGAAAAGGTGGTGTTACTTTATCGTTTGAAGAATTAGTAGAAAAAGTTAATCAATCAACTGAAGAATTTCAAGGGCATGATAAAGCACTTCAAAAATTTGCTGAAACAAGCGAGAATTTAAAACGTTCAATGGATAATTTAAAATTGGCTTTTGCTGATTTATTTTCTCCTTTTATTGGTGATGGTTTAATTGGCGTTGAAGCATTTAAAACTGCATTGCTTGCTATAACAAGTTATGTAGTTGTTTCCCAGTTTGCTCAAATTGCAATTATTGCAACCGAAATAGCCGAAGCTATGGCGGCTGGCGCGGTATTCACTAGCGCAATGACATTAAACATTCCAATGCTTGTAGCGTCTTTGGCGGCTATTGGTGCGGTTGGTGCATACAAATTTTTTAAATCAAATAAACCAACAGAACATGGCGGCGCAGCAAATAATGGAGAAGGATCAAGTAGTGATGCTGAATCTACACGAAAATTAGAATCTGATGCACTTGCAGCAAGAGTTAAATCCATGCAAGAAATGCTTGGAATTACTGGGGAAATGGATGCTGCAAAATTAAAAGCTATAGCTGGCGATAAATTGTCTGCGCAATTGGATGAAATTGCAGTAACCAAAAAAATAGAATTAAATAAAGCTGATACAACTTATGCTGAAAATCTTGCTAAACAAAAATTAACTAAACGTGAAATTCTTTTATATGAAAATGAGCATAAAACAGCAATAGAAACAGCAAATCAAAAAGCTGAAAATTCAGTTAAATTAGCTATTGCGGAACGTGACGAAAAAGTAAAAGCCATTAAAGAAGAAATATCTTGGAAAAAGATTTCTTATGATTATGATAGGGCTGATGATGAATTAAGAATGGCGGCATTAACAATGGATGCTTATGCTATACAAATAGCGCAAGAACGCAATAATAAAGAACGCGAATTAAATAAATTAAAAGAAGATTATGATAAAAATATTAAAGGCAAAAGTCAAAAAGAAAAAGATCAAATAGATATTGGTTATCAACAAGATAAAACAGCAACAGAAAATAAATCAAAACGCAAAATTGAATTAATAAAAGCCGAACGTAATAAACAAATTGAATCCATTACACAACAATCAACATATCAACAAATCTTAAATGATTTGGATGCGGACAAGTTACGCATGGATATGCAGCATTACTACATATCACAAAATGAATATGATATTCAAGTAGAAAATCTTGCATTGCAAAAACGACTTGCGGAATTTGAACAAAAGCGGGTAGATGCACGAGCAAGACTTGGCGAAGGTACAGTATTAACTGAAACACTTGCCGGAATAGATAAAGAAGTTGAAGGCGAAAAACGATTGCATGAAATTCGATTGCAAGCTATTGCGCTTACCGAATATCAGCAAACCACATTCTCAGAAGGATGGGATAAAGCCTACCGCGACTTTATTGAAGCCACAAAGCAAGAAGGCAAAAAAGGCGGCGATGAATTTAATTCAGTTATTAGTAACATGAATTCGGCGCTGGATAACTTTGTAGAAACTGGCAAGCTATCGTTTAGCGATTTAACTCGCAGCATCATTAACGATTTGTTGAAAATTGAACTTAGGGCATCAGCAAGCAATTTGTTAAAAAGTCTTGGAGGCAATAGCGGCGGCGGCAGCTTGTTTAGCTTTATTGGTTCTTTATTCACTGGCGGCAATAGCTTGTCGTCTATGCCAGCCGGTGTACGGGCGGCGGGTGGTGATGTAACCGCAACCGATTCTTACCTTGTTGGCGAAAAAGGGCCAGAGATGTTTGTCCCAAATACGGGCGGCACAATTGTTCCAACAAACCAAATTGGTAGCATGGGAAGCACGACAAACGTGACAAACTACAACATCAATGCCATTGATACCAAATCCTTTGAGGATCGTATCCTTGGCAGTTCTAAGGCGGTATGGGCGGCAAATGCCTATGGCGCTAAAAACATCTCTGTCGGGCGCGGGAGAACATAATGTCGTTTCAAACTATATTTAACATTAGCCAATCCATCAGCGTCCAAAACCGCCGCACGGTTGGGCAGCAAGTCAGTCGCTCGGGCCAAGTTCGCGTGGCGCAGTACCTTACGTCTGTGCCGTGGAACTTTGTTGTTAAGCCTCACAACTTCCTGTACTATCCGCAGGTTCGTGATGTCATCCAGGTGATTGACAATTACGACAGGCAGATTCCGCAAACAATCACTTTTTCCGGCGCTAACCTTAATTGGTTTAATGCTTATCAAGGCGGCTTTACATCGGCGCAAGCATCGGCACTTACATTGTCCACGGTTCCGGCGGCTAACGCAACTATCATCACGGTGGGAAATCTTCCGGCAATTGGCGCTGTGGGGGCATCGGGCTTGATTTCGGCCACCACCGTGGCATTTGCTGCTGGCGACTTTTTGCAAATAGGGATTTACTCCTACAAAGTAACGGCCCAAGTTTTGCGTGGATCAGGCACAACCATTAGCGTTACCTTACACCGCCCTGTTATCGGAACGGTAACTGCTGGAACATTGGCTGGGGTAGGTTCTGCTTGCACTTTTTATTTGCTTGCGTCACAATGCCCAACATATACACTTAACCCAATGACAAGTGGCGCATTCGTTCAATGGGACGGCGACTTTGTATTTATTGAGGACATTACAGGATGAGTACCACAATGACGGCTCTGTCGAGCCCATCAATCGTACAGGCAGAATTTATCCGGTTGATTACCACAACTGATACCTATTACTTTTGTAATGCGGCATCAGCCATCACTGTCAATGGAATGACGTTCACCAATCTTGGTAGTCTGCTGTCCATATCCCCGATTGATCGCAACATCAAGGCTACATCCACCGACTTGGCAATTCAGCTTACCGGCGTAGATGGTGCAAATGTAGCAACAGTTTTAGCCGCCAACATCAAGGGTTCTAACATTGATATATGGCGCGGATTCTTGGATAGTCAGAATCAGATCATTACAACGCCCACACAGCAGTTCTTTAAGCGATACACGGGCATTGTATCCAACGCATCCATCACCGAGCAGTTTGACGATCAGATGAGGGTAAGGATAGCCACCGTAGGCATTAGCTGCGCCAGTTTCCGCACCATCCTTGAAAATCGGATACAAGGCATTAAGACTACGCCCAAGGCTTGGAACTTTATTTATGCTAGTGATACTTCTATGAATCGTGTGCCGGTGATTGCTGCAACCTATTTTGATTTTGGTGCGCCGCCGGTTCAATCAAGCCAAGCGGCAACAACTACACCAAGTGGGATTGGACATCAATCTGGTGGAACAAATATAGCTACTGAACCATCTATTAAAACATTCAAGGGATAGCATGATAAGACAAGCGACAAAATACGATATGCCGGTTTTGATAGAGATGATGCGAGAGTATTCAGCGCAAGCACCTATTGAAGCCATACAAAAAAATGAAAGTCACAATGAAAGCCATGTCGCCCAATTAATGACGATGATGATGGCGGGTAAAGGATTTGTATTGATTGACAATGAAAATCGTGGATTCTTAGCGGCAATGGTTATCAATAACTTTTGGTGTCCTAATGTTATAGAGTTGCATGAAATTGCATGGTGGGTAAAACCGGAGCATCGAGAAACCACTGTTGGTGGTAGGCTATGGAAAGAATTTGACAAGATGGCGCAAGAAATGATTAATGATGGCAGGATAACTTTTGCTTGTACTTCTGTATTAGCAAACTCCCCATTTATTGATTACACAAAGCGCGGTTACAAGCTAATGGAAGCAACCTTTTTTAGAGAACAATAAAATGCCAGCATCAATTATTCTTGAAGCCATAGGCGCTGAATTAACAGGAGTGGCACTTGCTGCGGCCACCTTTGCAATTAACTTTGTGGTGTCTGGCATTGTTGCTAGGATGTTTGCTGTAGATCAAAATTCCAATTCATCTATTGACAACGGAGTACGACAACAAGTAGCGCCAGCCACCACTAATAGCCTTCCAATCGTTTATGGTGATGCTTATCTAGGTGGTACGTTTGTTGATGCGGTTTTGACAATCGATCAAAAAGTCATGTACTACGTTATGGCTATTTCAAGCATTAGCCCTAATGGACAATTTCTTTACAATCAATCAACTACAGTAAATGCAGGTAGTTTTGCGGTTGGTACGATTTACACAATTACAACCGTAGGATCAACCAACTTTACTTTGATTGGTGCATCTGCAAACACCGTAGGCGTTACCTTTATTTGTACAGGCGCGGGAACCGGAAGCGGAACAGCCACCAAAGGAAACTTTTACTATGGCGATAGGATTGTTACGTTTGATGCAACCGATCTTACAAAAGTAGTAAGCCTCACCGATGGCGCTGGTAATGTTGATTCCAAGATCAGTGGGAATTTATACATTAACTTGTATACGTCTACCGATGCTGGCGTAATTACTAACGTTACCGGTACGGCTCCGTCTACGTTTATGGGTGGCTCTGACATTGCAACTGCTTTGCGCTGGGCTGGCACACGCCAAATGAATGGCTTGGCTTTTGCCATTGCAAAGCTAACTTATAGCGTAGAAGCGGGAACCACCCAGCTTCAACCTATCACGTTTAATGTAAGCCATTACCTAAACAATACCAACGCTGCAAAGCCTGGCGATGTATGGTTTGACTACATAGGTAATGAAGCCTATGGCGGTGGGATGCTTAACACTACCATGCCAACTACTGTTGCTGGTTCTTTTGTTGTTGGAAGCACTTACAAAATTGCCGCCCTTGGAACTACCAGTTTTACGTCTATTGGGGCCGTAAGCAATAACGTTGGCGTTTGGTTTACGGCTACAGGCGCGGGTACAGGAACAGGAACAGCAATTTTGTCTACCCTGATTAATAGGGACTCGGCTATTGCGCTTAACACCTATTCGGATGCAACGATCACCTACACGCCAAGCACGGGCGGCTCGGCCACACAAGTGCGATATCGCGTTAACGGAGTATTGGACACAGGCCAAAACGTCTTGTCCAACATTGACAAAATCATGTTGGCTTGCGATTCATGGAACCAGTACAACGCAGCATCAGGACAATGGACTGTTGTTGTTAATCGGGATGCAAGTAGTTCGTTCTCATTTGATGATACAAACGTCATTGGGGAAATAAAGACATCGTTGATTGACATTAGCAATTCAATTAATCAGATTGAAGCAAGTTTCCCCAACAAGATGAATAGAGATCAAACAGATGTTGTTTATCTTGAAACACCTACTGGATTGTTGTATGCCAATGAACCTGTAAACAAATATTCTTGCAATTTTGATTTAGTTAATGAAAGCGTCCAAGCGACTTACATTGCAAATCGTATGCTTGAGCAAGCGCGGGAAGATTTGATTGTTACGATTAACGCTGCTTACCCCGCTATCCAAGTAGATGCCGGTGATGTGGTGTCGCTGACTAACACCGCTTATGGATGGAACAACAAGCTGTTTAGGGCAATGAAGGTAAGCGAGATATCTTTGCCTGATGGCAACCTTGGTGCTTCACTTGATTTGAGTGAGTACAACGCCACAGTTTATGACGATGGTTCTATTACTCAATATTCTCCTACTCCAAATAGCAATCTTGCTTCAGTACAGTTTTTCTCTGGATTGAATCCTCCGGTTGTATCAACATCACGCCCTGCGGCAACCGTGCCAAACTTTGATGTGCAGATCACCACACCTGCAATTGGACGGGTTACTGCTATCGGATTGTTTTATACAACCGTGGCAACCCCTTCTAATAGCGATTGGACAATATTAGATAAATTCTTTGCGCCGACAAATGGAGTGCTGGCTAACAGTACAACATTTACATTCCCCAATATGCAACTTCCGGCCAACACCTATTATTTTGGTGCGCTGGTATTAAATGAAACGGGACAAAGTGCAATTAGCGGAGTAAGCGGCTCATTTAATTGGTTGCCTAGCGGAACGGTTGGCTCACAAACCGCACAAGTTTATTTGTACCAATGGGCGCTAACAACGCCATCTAGCCCAACAGGTAACTCTACCTATACATGGGCAACGGCTACCAATTCTGGATACACAGGCGGGGCTGGGTGGAGTGTAACTATCCCTACTAATCCTGGCACGGCTAATTATCAACTTTGGCAAGCCGGACAAGGCATTACCGCTTTTGCGGGTACGGCCACTACTAGTGTGGCATGGGCCGGCGCATCCATTACATCTATTGCCCAAAATGGCGCAACAGGTACAACGGGAGCCAATGGTTTTAGAACTGCAACGCTTGCATTATTTCAATGGGCATCATCGGCTCCAACGACATATCCATCCGGTAGCTCTACATACACTTGGGCAACCGGAACATTCACAAATCCAGCTACGCTAAACGGTTGGACGCAAACACCTAGTTCTGGAAGTACCGGACAAAGTTTGTATGAAATAGATCAAATTTATACAGATCAATTAACTACTGCAACTAGCTCTGTTACATGGAGTGCTACAACAGTTTTTGTTGTTGGAGTGGTAGGCGCTGCTGGAACACCTGGAACTAATGGTACTAATGGAACCCGTACCGCATTACTTCCTTTATATCAATGGGCATCTAGTGTTCCAACAACATACCCATCGGGTAGTTCTACTTATACTTGGGCAACTGCTGCATTTACCAATCCAGCGACATTAAATGGATGGACTCAAACGCCAAGTTCCGGATCGCCTGGACAAAGTTTGTATGAAGTTATACAAATCTACACCGATCAATTAACCACAACAACAAGTTCAGTTACTTGGAGTGCATCTACAAATACGTTAGTTGGTGGATATGGCGGCAATGGATCAAGGACGGCTGTACTTCGTCTTTATCAATGGGCATCATCAGGGCCAACAGTTTTTCCATCGGGGACATCAACTTACACTTGGGCAACTTCGGCATTTACTAACCCAGCCACTTTAAATAGTTGGACGCAAACCCCTGGCACCGGAGCCACTGGACAAAGCCTTTACCAAACCGCGCAAATATTTGTTGACTCATTAACCACAGCAACAAGTACCGTTACTTGGAGTGCAAGTACATCAATTATTGTTGGTTCTGCGGGAACAACGGGGGCAACCGGAGCAACAGGATCAGCAGGAGCAACGGGTGCAACTGGAAACAGTGCAGTTATATGCTATGCACTTTATACGGGTAACCCAACAGTTACTGGCGCTGCGGTAGTTAAATCTGGTGCAACTTTGCCGGCAACAACGGACTTTAGTCCTACATCAGCAACAGCGTTTACATCTACGGTTCAAACGCCAGGGGCAGGACAAGCAATGTTTCAAAGCGATGGTATTTACAATGCCGTTGCGAACACAACCACTTGGAATACACCTTATTTATCTAATCTAAAAGTTGCCAACTTATCTGCTATTACTGCGGATATGGGCTCAATTACTGCTGGAAACATTACATTAGATACATCAGGATTTATTCGTGGAGGCCAAACGGCATACGCAACAGGCAATGGATTTTTCCTTGGATATTCTAGTACTGCTTATAAATTCTCAATTGGTACATCAACAAGTTATTTAACTTTTGATGGAACAAATCTTACCCTTGGTGGAAATATTAATACTACGGGTACAGCAACTTTTGGTGGACAAACTACTTATAGTGGCATTACTTATGCGGCTGTATTTAATACTTCTTACGCATCTACACGGGGATTAACTGGATATGCAAGAAGCACATCAGGGAATCAAGAGGCTGGCGTTGAAGGTTATTTGTCATCAACAAGTGCAACAGCAGGATTAGGTAATGCTGGTGTATTGGCAAGAGACATTGGAACAGGCACATTAAGTTCTGGGCTTTATGCTGAAAGCTATTTTGGACAAGCTATTTATGCAACATCAATTGCTGGAAAAGCACTTAAATTAGATGGAGTAATGGTTACCAATAACAGCACATTGGTATCAAATCTAAATGCTGAACGCTGGAATGGAATACAAGCAGTTACCACAGTTAATAATGGCGTAAGTGGAAGTTTGCCAACTGCTTACCCTCCGGTTACTTTGACATATAACGCATTAAAATATCTTCAAGTAAATGTTGGCGGTGTAACTGGTTATATTCCAATTTATATTTAAGGTGAAATAATGAACTACAAACAAAGTGATATTACTGGCACTACTTGGACAAGATGCCGTACAGTAACGATTAATAATCCATTGCCAGGCAAAGGATCAATTAACATTGTTACCGGCCAGCCTGTTGGGCCAAATTGCGTATTTTTGGAAGAAACAGCATTGTCTACCGGAACCGAAATATTGACGTTTGATAGCGGCGGTTGCCAAACAGTTTATGTGCCTGATAGTGTTATTACCTTGCTTGATCCGACTACCGGCAATCCTACGGGGGAAACAGTAACCCAAGCAAAGTTGTATCAAATCCTATATTCGTTATACTTGGCTACCGCAACTGCGCGGGATAGTGTAGAATAATTTAACAAGACAAGAATCGTAATCCTGCGAGTGCGCGGGGGGCGTCATCACCCGAGGAAGGGGAACATCTTGGCTATCTTTTCTAAGAATACCCTGGCGCAAGTCAGCGGCTTTTCTAACTCTATCATTGCCGGTGAGTTGGTTTACAACCAAAAAACTTACTGGAATCTTGCGCTTACCAATACTGCGGGCAATCCTGTTGATTTGACAGGCGCAACTATTGATGCGTCTATCCTCCGTAGATCAGTCACCAACATTGTGGACACTCGCAATGGATTGACGTTTGACATTGCTGATTACACGGTATCAACGCCCAGTCCTATTGCTTTGACTATCTCCAATCGGGTAGATGCGTCCGGCACGTTCACAATGTTGATTGATGAATCAACTTGGAGTGTCGCATCTACTGATACCCAATTAGACATCAATGCAACAAATTGCGTAGGCTTTAGTGGCCGACTCAAAATCTCTTTTGCCGCCTCGGGTGCAACCCCTGCCGATGACAGCATCATTTTCTTGCTGTTCTTGGTACGTTCGGATGGAGTGACTAACTAATGGCTAACATTGTTGCTAATGTCGTAGATGGCAATAACATCAATCTAATTGTTACGCCACCGACAACCCAAATTGTCACCATTGATCGTGGATTAGCTGGCCCTACCGGCCCAACTGGCCCAACAGGTGCTACTGGCCCGCAAGGCCCAACCGGCGCAGGTGTCGCTACGGGTGGAACAACCGGACAAGTATTAGCAAAAGCAAGCAATGCCAACTATGACACCACTTGGATTTCTGCGGGTGGTACAGGTACTGTTACCAATATTGCAACAGGAACTGGTTTAACTGGTGGCCCAATTACAACCACTGGAACAATTGCACTTGCCAATACAGCAGTTTCTGCTGGAAGCTATACATCGGCAAATATTACGGTGGATGCCCAGGGAAGGATTACTGCTGCCGCTAATGGTTCCGGTGGTGGTGGAACGGGAACGGTTACATCGGTGGCCGCTACTGTGCCATCGTTTCTTTCTATTGCAGGTTCGCCAATTACCACATCAGGTACTTTGGCTATTACTTATTCCGGCACTGCGCTTCCGATTGCTAATGGTGGCACTGGCGCTACTACAGCCTCCGCTGCGTTGACGGCTCTCGGTGCTTATCCTGCTACTAATCCATCAGGATATACAACCACTCAATACGCAACAATTACCGATGACACAATCACTAATGCGGTTCGTTATCCTTTATTTTCAAGTGCAACAAGCGGAAATGTTACGTCAGAGTACACAAGTTCTTCAAAGTTTCAATTTAACCCATCTACGGGTGCGTTAACTATTTCCCAACTAATCATTGCACCATAAGGTTGAATCATGGGAAAAATTACATTTCAAGCGGCGGCAGGTGGAACGGCAGATTTAGTTGGCCCAAATACGGCAACTGCGGTAACACTTAATTTGCCTGCAACATCGGGAACCATTGTTGGGACAGGATCAACAGGTGTAGTTACTGATGCAATGATTTCTGGCCCTATTTCGGTGGCTAAAGGTGGCACGGGCGTAACGACTTCTACTGGTACGGGTTCTACTGTTTTAAATACTTCGCCGACTTTTGTTACCCCAGCTTTGGGAACACCGGCATCGGGTGTGCTGACAAATACAACCGGCCTTCCATTGACTACCGGCGTTACCGGAATCCTTCCCATAGCAAATGGAGGTTCTGGTACGGCTACTCCTGCCTTAGTAGCGGGAACCAATGTCAGCATTACGGGGACTTGGCCCAATCAAACTATTAATGCAACTGGTGCTGTTACACAAATTATTGCAGGAACCAATGTCACCATTTCTCCTACAGGTGGAACCGGCGCTGTAACCATTAACGCAAGTGGCGGTGGTGGTTCTGGTACGGTTACTTCGGTGGCTACCGGCACAGGCTTAACGGGTGGCCCAATTACTACAACGGGAACAGTGGCTCTTGCCAACACTGCTGTAACGCCTGGAACCTACACCGCTGCCAATATCACCGTAGACGCTCAAGGGCGCATTACAGCGGCTGCAAATGGCTCTGGTGGTGGTGGCGGTACTGTTACTTCGGTTGCAGCAACTGTTCCGGCATTCTTATCGGTTACAGGTAGTCCAATTACTACCGCTGGAACATTGGCTATTGGTTATTCGGGAACTGCTTTGCCTTTGGCTAACGGTGGAACAAATGCCACAACCGCCCAAGGCGCTATCAATACTTTGGCTGGCGCTACGACTTCCGGCTCTTACCTTCGTGGTAATGGCTCAAACGTAGTGATGTCTACGATACAAGCTGCTGATGTCCCAACGCTTAATCAAAACACTACCGGCACGGCTGCAAATGTAACTGGTACGGTGGCAATTGCAAATGGCGGCACTGGTGCGATTACAGCTTCTGCGGCGCTTACCGTCCTTGGTGCTTATCCAGCTACCAATCCATCGGGATATGGAACTGGAACGGTTACTTCGGTTGCTGCATTGACTTTAGGCACAACCGGAACTGATGCTTCATCATCGGTGGCAACAGGCACAACAACGCCGGTAATAACTCTTAATTTGCCATCATCATCTGCAACAAATCGTGGACTGCTTACCGCCGCCGATTGGACTACTTTTAATAACAAGGGAACGGTTACATCTGTTACTGGAACAAGCCCTGTTGTTTCTAGCGGTGGTGCAACCCCTGCAATTAGTCTTGCAGCATCGTATGGCGATACACAAAACCCGTTCGCATCTAAGATTGCTAATTACATCCTAGCTGCGCCTAATGGAATTGCTGGTGTTCCAACATTTCGCGCTATTGTGGCGGCGGATATTCCTACATTAAATCAAAATACTACTGGAACGGCGGCTAATGTCACGGCGACTACTAATAGCACCATCACAACATTAAGCGCTTTAAGTCTGCCTGGTTCTCAAGTATCTGGCAACATTAGCGGCAATGCGGCCAATGTGACGGGAACGGTGGCTATCGCAAATGGCGGAACCGGAGCAACTAGCGCAGCGGCTGCACTTACTGCTTTGGGCGCATATCCCGCATCTAATCCTTCTGGATATACATCAAACACTGGAACGGTTACTAGTGTTGCACTTTCTGGCGGAACAACTGGATTAACTACATCTGGTGGCCCAATTACAACATCAGGAACAGTTACTCTTGCTGGTACTCTTGCAATTGCTAATGGAGGCTCTGGGGCCACTACTGCCCAAGGCGGCATAAATGCTTTTGCTGGTGCAGTTACTTCTGGTTCTTATTTGCGTGGCAATGGCACAAATGTAGTGATGTCCACAATTCAAGCCGCTGATGTTCCTACCTTAAATCAAAATACAACAGGAACCGCTGCAAATGTAACTGGTACTGTTGCTATTGCAAATGGTGGTACGGGGGCAACTACTGCGGCTGCTGCGCTTACAGCACTTGGTGCTTATCCAGCTACCAATCCATCAGGATATGGAACAGGAACAGTTACTTCAGTAGCAGCATTAACTTTAGGTACAACCGGAACTGATGTTTCATCTTCGGTTGCTACCGGAACAACAACTCCTGTTATTACGCTTAATTTGCCATCGGCTTCCGCCACAAATCGTGGATTGCTTACTGCCGCTGATTGGACTACGTTTAATAGCAAAGGAAGTGGAACTGTTACATCAGTCACAGGTACTGCGCCAATTACTTCTAGTGGCGGAACAACCCCCGCAATTAGCCTTGCTGCATCTTATGGTGACACACAAAACCCGTATGCGTCTAAGACTGCAAACTACATTTTGGCTGCGCCTAATGGCACGGCAGGTGTACCGACATTCCGCGCTATTGTTGCCGCTGACATTCCTACGCTGAATCAAAACACTACTGGAACTGCTGCGAACATCACTGCAACAAGCAATGCCACATTGACTACGTTGAGTGCACTTAGCCTTCCAGGTTCGCAAGTCAGCGGTAATATTTCTGGTAATGCAGCCAATGTAACTGGAACCGTTGCTATTGCTAATGGTGGCACAGGACAAGCTACTGCTGCTGCTGCTTTTAATGCTTTGTCGCCAGTTACAACTGCTGGTGATTTAATTATTGGTAATGGTACAAACAGCGCTACACGATTAGGCATTGGTGCTAATGGATATGTTTTAACTTCAAATGGCACAACGGCCACATGGACGGCTGCAAGTAGTGGATCGGGAACTGTTACTTCTATTACATTTGGTACTGGCCTTACCGGAGGAACAATCACAACATCCGGAACAGTTGGATTGGCAACAACGGCAGTAACAGCGGGAAGTTATACAAGTTCAAATATTACAGTTGATGCGTATGGACGCATTACTGCGGCTTCTAATGGTTCTGGTGGTGGCAGTGCATACACTCGCACATCTTTTACAGCAACCGCAAGCCAAACGGCATTCACGGTAACTTATGCAGTTGGCTATTTGCAAGTTTATGTAAACGGTGTATTGTTGGCGACTTCTGACTACACCGCAACAAGCGGTACAGGCTTTACTCTTTCGGTTGGTGCTAACGCAGGCGACATAGTTGAGGCCCTAGTTATTACTACGTCAGTAGTAGGCATTACAACAGGTAAATCCATTGCAATGGCAATGATCTTTGGTTATTAAGGAAACAACATGGCTAATCCAAATATTGTTAATGTTACGTCTATTTACGGCAATACATCGTATTTAATCCCTTCTGCGGCCTCTGTCACAGGCTCTATAGCCACAACTACACTGACAGTCACTGCGGTAGCTTCCGGTGCTATTGCGCCAAATCATTTTATTACGGGTACTGGGGTGACTAGCAATACCTACGTCACCAATCAGTTGACGTCCACTAGCACAGCCATCGTCACTGCTACCTTTACGCAGGCTTCCACTGGGGTAAACACTATTGTTCTGAGCACCTATACGGTGGGCACCTCGGCTTCTGTTTTAGTTGGGCAGTTTGTGCAGCCTATTTCTGGTATCCCCGCCAACACGTATGTAACTGCGTTTAACCCGACAACCAACACAATCACAATCAGCAACGTCACAACCGGCGCAGTTAGTGGGTCGGCAAGTTTATATACGGCGGGGCAAGCTGGAACATACACAGTCAATAACTCGCAAACCGTATCCTCCACAACTATTACTTTGGGCGGCATGATCTGGACTGCGCTTACTCCAGCTACTAACACAGTAAATAAAATTGACAACATTGTTGCAGCTAATATTAGTGGTTCTGTTGCGACAATTACTGTTTCTATAAATAATCTTGCTGGAGGTTTGGGTACTAACTATAGATTAATTTATCAAATTCCTGTTCCTGTTAATGCTTCAATTATTGTAGTAGATAAAAGCACCGCATTTTATCTTGGAGAAACACAATCTATTGTAGTTACATCTGGCACAGCAGCAGCTATTGAATTGACTGCATCTTATGAGGCGATAACATAATGTCTCAGCGGTTTTTAGGAAATGTGTTTTCCGCCACTCAAGGATCGTCAAACGTAGCCGCTGCAATAGGCTTATGGGATTTAACAGATCAATCACAATCACAAGGGGCTGGGAATTGGCCGACTTCAAACTTCGCTGCTAATTTATTAATAGTTGCTGGTGGTGCTAGTGGTGGAGCATCAGATGGCGGTGGAGGGGGCGCAGGCGGTTTAATATCTGCAATAATAACTCCAGTAGTATCAACTACATATAATATTGTTGTTGGATCAGGCGGTGCAGCAGTTGTATATAACGCAACACCACCATATTCACCAGGACTTGCTGGAAACAATAGTTCTTTTATTGGCGGAAGCATATCATCAACCGCAATTGGCGGGGGTTTTGGCGGTAAATATACTGCAAATGGTGGAAATGGCGGTTCTGGTGGAGGTGCTGGGTCTAGTATTACAGATAGTTCTTCTGGATATACTCTTGGCGGAACCGCAACATCTGGGCAAGGTAATGCTGGAGGCCGAGGATATAGAAACGGAACTTATTATTTTGGTGGCGGCGGCGGTGGGGCAGGCGGCGCTGGAACTAATGGAAATCCTTATGTTTCTTTAACAACTGGGGGCAATGGTGGAACTGGAATTGCAAATCCAATAGTAGGTTCTACTACGGGGCAATTAATTTCTACTACATACTGGCTTG